CCGAGCGCTGATTGTGAGAACTGTGTCAGCGGTTCTGACGTAGTAGACGATCTGAGGACACGGGTCACTGCAGCAATGACCACATCTTTAACCACTGTCGCATATACTTTCCCGTCCTCTATCATCTGGTCGAGATCGTAGCCACGGTCTTTCGCTATCTGCCGCAGGGTATCTGACGAGACTTCGAGAAGGACTTCCGCCCTTGCCCTCTCTGCCTCTGTCAGAGCTCGCCACATAATGACTATATCGTCTGTATTTGCAAATGCACTCATCTGTACGCTCCTACGCCATGAGCTGGCCTTGCGGCCAGCCCCTCATATGTCATGTTATTATTCAGCGATCATGATGTCCCGCTCGGAGCTGTGTAAACTCCTCTTCTGGCGAACGCGCCTTCATCCAGGATAACCCAGCCGATATAGGCCTCTGCTCTCAGAACTACCTGATTTTTCCGCTTAAGATCTCCCTGGCCATCCGGATCGCCGTACTCGATTACTTCCATCGGCATCTGATCAGCGAAGCCCCAGCGGAATGCGGACCAGTCGCCAAGGATAAAGGAGTCAGCCGTCGCTCCCGTAGCTGCAGCCGACACCGTTGAATTTACGTCACATGCAATGCCGTTCAGTGCTCCCGGATTCGCTCCCATACGGAACTCCGGATACTGTCTCACGCCGTTCACCTTGATCTTGGCAAGATCTGCGCCGAATTCCCTCGATACTGCGATGCCTGTAACATCATAGTCACCGATCGCGGCCGCTGCCGTCTCGATATCTGCTTCCGCATCTGCAGTGCTTGTGATAGCTGTAATATGGTCGAAGTGATTATTGCCGATCGCTGTCGTTGCTGCCGTCATGGTAGCCGGATTCAGACCGTGCATAGCCATAATATCAAGACCTCTCGCGATCTTCCTTGCGAACCCCTCTGTAAATGCAGTGAGCATCGGCAGGGCCTTCTCCTCGCTGGCCTTCATGAACTCATCTGTCAGTCTGTGCTGATATACGACCTTAATCGGCTTACATGTCTTCGGTGCGATTGTCGCATTTCCTGCCGGCTTGTTATCGCCCTCGCCAACGATTGCGACCTCGCTGTCCAGCGAGAATGTAAAAATGTCAATCCCGGAGAACGGGATCGGCTGTGAAGGACAAAGCTTTGCAAGAGATGAATGCCCTTTGACCTTCGAAAAGACCTCATTGCTTACTGACTGTACAAAACCTGTGCTAGTTGTAATAGCGCCCATTATTTACCTCTCAGTTCCCGGAGCGCACTCAGCGCCTCCGCTTTTGCGGCAGCATGTTTGTTGTCCCCGCCGTCATGTCCACCTGTCGGCTGCGGAGTGCGACGCCCTCTCAGTGCGTCCGCCCAGCTCTTCGCGTCCTGCTCGATCTCCTCTGCAGTGGATCCGCGCAGCCGGTCCGCATCGTCAAGATTAATGCCGTACTGTCTGGCATAAGTGATCTTGCTGAGGCTCAGGTTGGCCGTATCACGCTCTTTTGTGAGATCTGCCACCTGCTGCTTATACCCGGCCTCTGTCTGGTCCCACTTGGCCGCGCTGGTCTTAAGTGCCTCATAGTCACTGTACTCTGCCCTGATAGATTTCTCCTGGGATGCAAGGCGTCCCTTGATCGCCGCGTCAAAATCTTCCTGTGTCATGATCGGTTTGAATTCTTCTGCCATTTTCTGTTTCTCCTTTCGCATTTACCGCTGCTTTCACGTAGTTTAATCATACAAAATTGTGTGAACCAAAAGTTCGCCCCGTTTTTAATACCCAAAACTCTGTTTTTTCTTCTCTTTCGTGGTCATTGCGAGCCAATAGGCAAGGCTCACCGCTTCTAGCAGAGTAATGTCCAGCTCTTGTATTTGTGCTTTATAGCCGTATCCTCCTTTGTTCCCGATATTCCTGTGTTCGCAGTTTCCCACGACCTGCACGAGCGACCGCTGCCCGCTGTGCTCTATTGTCCCGCCGTATATTCCCTGCTCGAACATTGCGTTTGCATCTATGACTTCCTGCACCTTCGGGAGCAATGGCTTTGCAAGCTTGTTATTCTTCATCTCCTCTGCTAATATTCCCTGACCGGAAGCCCCGTCGATCGCGCAGGCTCGCCAGTCTGCCTGTTGCAGAAATTCAAGCAACCACGCATCTCCATCCCTTCGGCTCCTGCAGTCAATCGCCTCTACCCACACCGTGTTTCTGTTCGTCTTTACCGCTATCGCCATCGATACAGATCCGCCCTCTTCGGACTTCTGGCTATACTTGACCGCCACGAACAATTTACCTTCGAACTGCGGCATGGTGCTGTGTACCAGAGACATCCAAGCTTTCTTGCTAATCGCCGAAGTCTGCGAGTATTTGTGCCAGTATCCGAGTCGCTGGATGATAAAGTCATTGAGATCTCCGCCGATCTCGTCCGCTATCGTCGATTCCTTGACAAAATACCCCAGAGACGGGTTTGTCTCTATCCACAAATCACGGTCTCTGCAGATTTCGATATCTTCCTTGCCCTGCGGCTTTTCGCCGATGCCCCACTCTTCCCAGCCGGCACGCTCTTTCTGTCCGCTGAGTGTATCCGCCCGGTACTGCGGGAATATTGTTCCCTTGGAGTACGGAGTCGGAGGCGTCCCCAGAAGTATCGTCTGAGGATTGGCCGCTGCCGCTATGGTATACTGCAGCGCAGACTTCTGGTCTTCTGTGTACTCCTGTGCCTCATCGATCACAAGCAAGTCAAAGGATTCGCCCATACCTCCGAGCGACGTCCTTGTCCTGAATTCAATAACTCCGCCACCCTTAACCTCAATTTTCTCCGAGCCTTTTGCTCTGATCGAATCATATTCTATCCTGGCGTTGTCCAGTCTTCTGGTAAGTCTTTCCCACGCCTTGTGTGACGTCGACGCTAGCTGTGCCGTGTGCAGGATCCTCTCCCCCAGCTCCACGATTCCATACATTTCCCGGATGCAGACGCACTCATTTTTCCCGTTCTGTCTTGGGACGCTATACCCGAACCGACTGTGGATCCATCCGTTCTCATCGTCTATTGCCATCATGTCGAAGACAACAAGCTCCTCCCACGGGAGCACGTCAAAGCCTGCACGCTTATATAGATTTACGGCCGCGCTGCCCCTACTCTTCTGGTAAGGGAGCACGACCGCAAGTGTCGGAGTCTGTCGACCTAATCTCTTAGGCATATTTACCACCTCTGGAATGCATTGCCTGATCTACTCATCATGCTATAAGTTCCTGCCCTCGGCACGTAAGTCACTGTGCACCGGCAGTTATTATGCCTCATGTATACCTCATTGCCTCTGTCGCGGACATCTGCATAATCATATGTTCCCGCCAATTCCTGGCACCATGCACAGGCTCCCGGCTCCGCCGTTCTTATGATCTGCGGCCTCATGCCCGCCCTTGATTGTGCGGATGCATTCTCCCGCACAAAATCGTCGACTACGCTCTGCGCTAACCTTGTCACCGGATCCCGAAGCGCCCACTTCACAGTATCGATCGTGTCCTCTGAAACAATCCTGTCGATGAGGCTCTTGCATCTTTCCTCATCGAATCCCGGAACTACTGCCTTAAGCCCGATGCCCGCTGCCTGATTAAGACCTGTCTGGATTTCTTCCGTCGCTTCTGCTATGAGGCTGTAGTCCTGCCGCAGCTTCGGCAGTATCGTCTTTTCTGCTATGTTCCAGTAAAGATGTCCATCCGGAAGCCTCTCGACCGTAAGCACAGATTCGAGCGACTTCCCTGAGTGTTCGCCTATCCTTATCGCGATTTTCTGCGCGTCCTCATATGTCGCTTTCCCTGACTCAATCCGCTTCATCAGATGCGCCAGTGTTCTGTCCGTCTGCATTTCCGTCCGGAATATTCTGGAAATATCCCGCCAGAGCTCCGGAGCTACGTCCACCATCTCCGCCATTGTCTCCTCCTTCCGGAGCTATGCCCGTCATGTCGTGAATTGTGTTCCTGCCGATATAGCCTTCGGATGCCGTGTTAATCTTGAATATCGCATCACCGATTGCTCCATACTGCGAAGCATCCGGCTCGAAGATCGGCTCCCATATAGGTTTGATATTCTTGATCACATTCCGCTCATAAGGCAGATTGTCACGGAGACACACCGCCGTGTATGCGACATTGAGAAAGCTTGCCGAAAAACTCCGCTGTGCTTTCCTGGCTTTGAGTCTCAGCACATCGTGTGCCGCCTTGATCGCCTCTGCAGACGAAGGATTGACCATCGGGAATCCCATATCTTCAAGTGTCATTCCTGTTTCCCCAGCGAATAAGCCGGCGAACATTTTAAGGTGATCATAATACGGGACCATGCTCTGCTGCGGGAACTGTCCGACCTGCGGCATATTACCTTCATCATCCCTGCCAATCGTGAACATTGCACTCATGGATGCCTTCCACCGGTCAAAATCTCCAGGAGTCTCGAAGCCAAGCGCATACCTTTGCGGATACGAGTAGAAATATGCCGCGATCTCGCTCTTCCTGGTTGCCTGCAGCGCTGATGTCTGATAGCCCATGCAGGCCCGGCTTATGCGGCTCCGTCCGAACTCTCTTTTTGCGTCCGGCCTGTGCACGATCGGGACCAGAAGCACAGCATTTGTCTGATTTTCTATCACCTCATCAGTCTGTCCCGGTCTGATGTATGTTGTTCGGCCAGGCTCGAAGTGCGCTTCGAGTATCGGCAGCTTTGTCTCCTGATCTCTCTCGAGTACTGCATACCCTTCTGTGAGGAGCTGCGTCGACAGATCCATAACTCCTGTCGCGTCGCACCCGTCAATGATACGGATTCCGGGGATTCCTCCCCGCTCATAGACATAAGCGAAGTCGCAGGACGTAATCAGCGCCCCTAATATCGCCGCGTCAAAGAGAATATCTGCATTGTTCTCTGCGAATATCTCATTTGCTCCCACATCATCATACCGAAAAGTGCGAAAAACGAGCCGATCCGCCAGATTATCGACGGCCTGCCCGCACCATCCCATTGCGCTCGCCAATGCCTGGATATCCAGAGGCATTGTCGGATCATTCTTCGGCACATAATTTTTGGCTTCGTAGAAACGATATCGCGTCTCAGATCTGCCTTTTTTCTGGCTAAGCTTTCGCCGCAAGTACTCGAGCCCTTTGCTCATGATATTCTCTCCTTTTCCTGTTTTTTTCTCCGCAATTTCGTGAGCAGAATCTTGACCGCTTCGTTTTCGGGATGAACGTTTTTCCGCACTCCGCGCAAATTCTTGACTCCGGCGGAACTTTTGATTTTTTATTTCCTAGGTAAAAAAATCGATTTTTGCATTTTTGCGAGCAGAACTTCTCCGTGCTCGTTCTGGCTTCGAATCCCTGCCCGCATACCGGACATACATGGAACATTTCCTCTCCTTTTCTCCGCAAAAAATTAATACGCGCGAAAATTCGTACA